GTCGAAAATGCGCCGCTTGTGATCTTTGCAGCATCCAACCCTGGAATGTCTACTGCATCTAGGAAGGTCGTCCCAGTGACATGGCCTTGACCGTCAAACGTGACCTTGGTGCCGACACCACCAGTGACCACATTGGTGTGGTTGAGCTTGCCGTCAGCATCAACACTTAAACCCGTGCCGGGCTTAACAACTCCACCAACACCAGGTTGCGCATAAGGCAGATCACCACCTTGGATAGTGCGACCAGAGACGACTAAGCCAAACTCGTTGTACTCGACGACATGAAGCTGAGCGGCGCTGTTTGGCACCACAGTGTTGTCGATCGCCAGCGCACCGGTGTTGACCTTAAGCCCATTGCCGGGGACTGAAACCGCACCTTTTGAAGTAGAGGTGGCATTGGGTAGGTCATCCCCAATGATTGGACGAGCTGTTACAGCTCCGCCGCTTGACGTTGGACCCGCCAAGAACTCTGCAGCGTTAGTAGTGGGCTCAATAGAACCGTTGAGAGCTACAGAGTCACCAGTAACCGTGGTACCAATAAGGACAGGACCAGTCGTGTCGCCGACGATCTCATTGACAGAGCCTGCTCCCTTAACCGTTAGCCATTGGCTGCCAGACCAGACGTAGAACTTGTTGTCCGTGGTGTCGACTGCGACCTGACCAATCCGAATACCTGGTGCAGGTGCTCCAGCTGACACAACGCCGCTGCTGTTGTCATCTAGCTTTTCTGCGGTAACAGCACGATCAGCTAGCTTTGCTGTCGTTACGCTCCCGTCTGGGACTGTCGTTCCGCTGATCTTGTCAGCGGGGATGGTGCCTGCCCCAATGATTTTGACCGACTCCTCTAGGAGGGTCTTGGGATCGATCTTTTTTGTCTCTGCTGCAGAGTTGTCGACAATTGCAAGGGCATCATTCGCAGACACCGCGCTGGTCAGGGCTACCAGCTCTGAAATTTTCCGATCAGCCACGCTGGCAACGCTATGAACCTTACCCCTAGTCTAAGTCGGACTCAATTTCAATAGCCCCTGGCCCTTCTTCCAGGTTGAGTAGGTTCGGCGGCGCAATCTCCTGAGTCAGGAACGAGGGCAGGGCGCCTTGCTTCAGCTGAACCATGCCCGTCGTCACGAACTCAATCCGTGAGTCGATGACAGACCCAGGAGCAAAGCTCATTCCGACGCTGGTCACGATGCAATCGCAGTCGTACCAAACGGATTCGCTATCGCTGTAATAGATATAGAACAGCCCCTTAAACTTTGACCCTTCCTTAAAGCGGATCACAAGTTCCGAAAAGTAGTGAGCCAGCTCCGACTTGGCAATGTCCCCTGAGTCTTCACACTGCGTGAATTTGTAATCCCAGATGGCAGTGATTCGTCCCTGACCGCTGATCAACCCCTCGTCGTAGCGGAACCTGTACTGTTCGCCCAGAGTGGTCGTGTCCACGGTCTCACGTTCGGTTGTGATCTCCCATGAACGCATCTGTGCAAGACATTTGCCCCTAAGGTTGACAACATCCAACGTGACGTCCTGGATGCCTGAGGGCAAGACAAGGTCCAGTGCACTTGCCTTATCGCCTGAGACTGCTAGCGCATAGCTGTCGTAGAAACGAATCCCGCCTGCATTGTCAATATGAACCCAACGGGTAACGTCTTTCTCTCCTGTTACACCTGCGATCAGCTCTAGGTCACCTGCGTCAACACGCTTAACCTCAACATGGTCGCCTGTAATAAACGGGCAGGGACCGCCAAACTCAACAGAGATGCGCTTAGCAGTGACGTTGACGTCAGCAGGTTCCAGGCAGAACCCAACGGGCTCACCTGTACGGCAAAGCTGAACAACGCCCTGCTCACCGAGGTAAACGCTCATAAATCAACCCCAACAGGCGCACCGTTGACCTGGAACGCGACCGAAGCAGCCAGGACTTCACCAACTGCCATGGTCATTGCCGCTGACGTCAGCAATGCTTCCACCGTTATGAATTTTCCTGTCGTCGTTCCATCGTTAATGAACAGCTTCAGCTGCACTGGCTTGGTCTCAGCCGCGATCCCATCAACTGAGCCCACCGTGCGCTCTTTCATCAGCATCTCGACCAGGTCGCGCGCTGAATTGTTGGTGCCGTCCTGGTAATAGAGAAGGGTGCAAGACCCCGTCGTCGTACGCAGACCTGTGATGATCGTGTTGTCGGTGTCCTCAAGAGTGGTCGTCGACAGCGGACTCATTGATGTGCTGATTGACCAGTTGGTCACAGCAGCTGCCTTGACCGAGTCGATATACAAGCTCCCATGCTGACCAGAAAAGTAAGTCATACGGCCTCCGGTAACAGCGTTGCGAGCAACTCAACCTGCACTGTAGAGACGCCTGGATAGACAGACCTCAGCACTGGCGGCTGAGCGTAGCGGTACTTCGTGCGAAACCCAGCATTGAAAAAATCAGAAGAGCCCTCCCATCCTGCGGTTATCTTCGAAGCGTCCATCGCGACAGCAAATGTCTTGTAGGTCCCAAGCTGTTCAAAGTAGTGCTCCATAAACTGCTCAGCCAGTGCGTCTGGGATGTTCTCGTAGGTCAGGCTCATGGAGTGGTTGTACCGCTGGCTGCCATACAGGATCCGCACCTCTGCCCCGTTTTGGGCATTGAAGGTTTTGATTGGCCAGTTGCCAGCGTTAAAGGAACGGGATGTCGGCGTGATTGCGGGGTAGCTGGTCATTCGCTCACTGCCCAGATCGTGTTGCCGTCATCCTGAAGGATGTCCTGGTTAATTCTACTGACCCCGTTGTCATCACAAGGAAAGCTGCTAGCGACCACTTCAACCAGCTGGTCATCGTTGACCGTGAGCTGCTCAACTTGATAAACACCAGAGGTGTTCGTTGCTTGATTCAACGAGAAGACAACGTTTTTGAGCGTTGTGGACTCTCCGTTCTTAACGGTCAACGTCGCTTTCTGGGATGCGTCAGATCCAGGGGTGTAGACCGTGACCTCGTAGCTTCCATCCTCTATCGGTGAAAGCGATTTGATATTCCCGTCAGTGGTAATGGTGCCAAGCCGACTAGAGCTAAAGGGGTTTGAAATTGTGCTCACCTTGATGTAGTCACCTGGAGCAAGACCAAGACCTTCAGGAGATGTGAGGAACTTCACGGTGTGGGTCACGTGTTTGCGCAATGCCAGCATGTACTTGCAGGCAAGAACCGCCTGATCCTTGCGGGTGCACCATTCAGCCATGGGGAAGCTTTCCAAGGGAACAGTGCCCTCTAGGTCTGCAGAAGCAGCACCTGCGTAGCGAACAAAAACATTGCTCTCCTCTGGGAGCTGTCTTGCTTCGCCCGTCCGATAGGTAGCTGATGCTTTGAACGGTGCTCGTTCTTCTGTCTGCAGGTAGTCAATCTCAAAGCTTCCTTCGATGATGTTGCCTGCAGTGAAGATTGCTTTGATCTCAACAGGACCCAAGCTGATACCACCAGCGGCATCAACTGGGATGGCAGGCTTGACGGCAAATCGTCCTTCGACCATCACGAAGTTGCATAGCATCAGCGGGGCCATGCTTGTTGCATACTCCCTGATGTTGACTGCATCCTGGATGACGGTGTCGCAGAAGATGTGATTGCGTGCCAGGAACCGACTGGTCTGTACAAAGCTTTCCTCATCAAGCATTGCGCTTGAGATCAGATCGCCCACGCCAGTGTCTTTGTTGGTCAGCAGATACCAGACGAGGTCCGAGAACAGGTTGCTGCGGCCAGTCCTTTCCCCGTTGCCATCAACAACTGAGTCTGGATCGGTGCGATAAACCTGCACTCCACCAGGAATCCAGTAGCGAAGCTGACTGACATCCGTCAAGCGTCCTGACGCACGTACGGAAAGCCCGTACATGTTCATGTTGTAATAAGTAGGAGCTGTGCTGTTATCCACCATTTCGTTGACGTAGACGATGGTGTGCTCAGGGGCTGATGCGTTGCTTTTGTTAATCAGCCCTGGGTAGTAGTCGACATCAGCTAATTGGGACCCAACAGCAAAGAGACGAGTTGTGGGTTTGACATACCCTGGGTCGACTGTTGAAGAGCCGATTGCGTCAACACGCATGTTGGCGATTACTGTTCGAGCGCCTTTTGCATACGCCTCAGCAAGGAACTTGTTGTTGCCAGTGGCAGGATCGCTGGTGATCGCGTAACCCTTGTCAAAGGTGTCGCCTACCGTCCAGCCAGGGGTGCTGCTAACAACACGAAGCCGAGGCTTGTCCCACACATAGGATCCATAAAGCTCAGGCTGATAACCAGGTCGTGATTGCAAGCCAGGCGAGTAGACGCTGGTACATGTCACCTCGATACCAACACTGCGGCTGCCAATGGTTTTATAGATAGTCCGAGATCGAGTCTGGTTGGGATACAACTGCGGAAAGCCAAGCACCTCAGAGCGCCAGCCATGAGCCTTGCCGTGGTCAGTGTCATACGCCTCAGTGTCGTAATCAACGATTGACACCAGAGTTGCACCAGTGTTGGTGTCACTGACGTCGTAGCCGACTGCCTTGCCTGAAGTCTCAGGGTTCGTAACTAGCGTCGCTTGTGCAACTCGCCTACCTGCGTACTTGATGACAAAATCGCCGTAGGAGCTAGATGCAGTAATCGACTGCATCGTTCCAGTGGAAGCGTCTAGCTGTTCAAAGATCTCATTCGCGTCAAAGCGCAGGGCCACATCCCCAGGCAAAGGCTCAAACCTGAACTCGTACTTGTCCTCCCTAAATGGGAAGTAAAGCCTCACGAAGTTGTACTGATCAACAGGCTGGTTGCCACGAACCACAAATTGGTTGTTCAGTGGGCTCCATTCGTAAGCCTTACCCGTCGGGTCAAGACCTGCC